AATAATGTTACAAATAATGCCGTTTTTATTGGTTCAACTTCCGAACTTTCAAAAATACTGAAGCAAGGTTTTCTAAATAATAAAGAATAGTGTTTTTCTAAAGTGCATAAATTAAAATCCCATCAGACGGTTGAGAGTATTGCCAAAAAGCATCGTCAGGATATTTCTTTTGTAAAAAATCAACTTAAGATGGGTATTGCTATTGAAAAGGAGCATACTAAAGATAAAGATCTTGCTGCTGATATTGCTCTTCAACATCTTGATGAGTTTCCAGATTATTACACTAAGTTGAAAAAGATGGAGTCTGATGCTAGAAAAGAGCATAAAAACTTTAAGGATGTGAAAGAGAGTCTTCGTGATTGGTTTGGTAAATCTGAATCAATCGGTAAAAAAAGAAAACCTGGTTGGGTTGAAGTAATCTCCGGAGAACCTTGTGCCCGTGAAGAAGGAGAAGAGGATGAAACGCCCAAGTGTGTTTCTTCGGATAAAAGAGCAAGTATGACTAAATCTGAAAGAATATCTGCTCAAAGAAGAAAAAGTGCTGCTGATCCAAATCAACCAGAAAAATCTGGTGCTGCTAAACCAACTTATGTTCCTACTGATAAACCAAAAAAGAAAATGAACGAAGAATCAGATGTTAAAGGTAAAGGAAGTGGCAAAAAAGATGCTTGCTATACAAAAGTAAAATCAAGATATTCTGTCTGGCCCTCTGCATATGCCTCAGGTGCTCTTGTAAAATGCCGCAAGGTTGGTGCTGCTAATTGGGGAAATAAATCAGAATCAATAAATTTAGCATCAAAAGATTCTATTTCGGAAGAAATGGGTATGAGATATTGTCCCAAATGTGAGAAAGATGAGACTAGAGATGTATGTAAATATGGCCCCAAGTACTGGGATATGTTTTCACTACCTTCTAGATTATCCCCAAATCAAATGAAGTTTAGTATTGCTCAGGTTCATCCTGCTAATGAGTCTAAGGAACCAGACCACGAATATTCTATGGCAAGGTCTGAACTCTCTACAATTATTTCTGCTGCCAAGAGACTCCGTGGTAAATTGAATGGTGAGGGTAATATTGAGGCGTGGGTTCAATCAAAAATTACAAAGGCAGCAGATTATATTGATGCCGCTGCTGACTACCTAGATAGTGGAGAACACGATGTTAAAGAGGCGTGTTGGAAAGGTTATAAGCAAGTTGGGATGAAGAAGAAAGGTAAAAAAATAGTTCCAAACTGTGTTGAAGAATCAGTTTCAATTGAAGATGCGAATGGAAATCCTTATGTGGAGTTTATCGATATTATGAAACCAGAACCTCTAAGAGCGACAAGAGGTATTGGAAGTAGAATTCTTGGAGAAGGAAAAACTTTTGGAAACTTTATGAATGAAGCATCTGCTGCCTGGCAAAGAAAAGAAGGTAAAAATCCTGAGGGCGGTTTAAACGCAGCAGGAGTTGCATCTTATAGAAAAGAAAATCCAGGTTCAAAATTGCAAACTCCCGTTACTACTAAACCATCAAAATTAAAACCCGGTTCTAAGGATGCAAAACGCAGAAAATCATTCTGTGCCCGTATGAGTGGAATGCCTGGACCTACGAAAGATGAAAAAGGTCGTCCAACAAGAAAGACATTATCCTTAAGAAAGTGGAATTGTTAGTGTGGATATTCAAGACATTCAACTAAAGATAGGGGATGCATATCTCTCTAATCCAAATCTAAAGAGAGCAAATACTCCAATACAATTTACCGAAGAACAAATTATTGAGTTCTTAACTTGTAAGGAAGACCCTGTTTATTTTGCCAAGAAATACATCAAGATTGTTAATGTTGATGATGGTCTTGTTAAGTTTAATATGTGGCCTTTCCAAGAAAGATTAGTCAACAACTTTCATAAGAACAGATTTAACATAGCAAAGATGCCGCGCCAAGTTGGAAAAACAACAACGGTAGTATCATACTTATTGCATTATATTGTTTTTAATGACAACGTAAATGTGGGTATTCTGGCAAACAAGGCATCAACATCAAGAGAAATCTTAAGTAGACTACAATTATCTTATGAGAATCTTCCGAAATGGATGCAACAGGGTATTGTTTCCTGGAATAAAGGTTCATTAGAATTGGAAAATGGATCAAAAATTATTGCGGCATCAACTTCTGCTTCTGCTGTCCGAGGAATGTCATTCAATATTATTTTCTTGGACGAATTTGCATTCGTTCCAAATCATATTGCCGATGATTTCTTTGCATCAGTATATCCCACCATTTCATCTGGTAAGTCCACCAAAGTTATTGTTGTATCCACACCCAAAGGTATGAATCATTTCTACCGTATGTGGCACGATGCAGAGCGTGGTAAGAACTCATTTGTTGCCACAGAGGTTCACTGGTCCGAAGTACCCGGTAGAGATGAGGAATGGAAAGCACAAACGATTGCCAATACTAGCGAAGAACAGTTCAGGGCAGAACACCTTTGCGAATTCTTGGGATCTGTAGGAACACTTATCAATCCAAGCAAACTTAAAATATTAGTCTATGACGACCCAATAAAAAGAAGCAAAGGTCTTGATGTTTATGAAAATCCAATAGAAGACCACAGTTATTTAATTACGGTTGATGTTGCTCGTGGAATGGGTAATGATTATTCGGCATTTGTTGTTTTTGATATTACAGAGTTTCCTTACAGAGTTGTGGCAAAATATAAAAATAATGAGATTAGACCGATGCTATTTCCTAGTATCATTAATGAGGTGGCAAGAGGATATGATAATGCCTGGTTACTTATAGAAGTAAATGATATTGGAGATCAGGTTGCCAATATTCTTCACTACGATTTAGAATATGATAATATCTTAATGTGCTCTATGAGAGGTAGGGCAGGGCAATTAGTGGGATCTGGATTTAGTGGTAAAAAATCTCAACTTGGAGTTAGAACAACTGCAGCAGTTAAAAAATTGGGATGCTCAAACTTAAAATTACTTATTGAGGATGATAAATTATTTGTGAATGACTATGATATTATTAGTGAACTTACAACATTTGCCCAAAGACATAATTCATTTGAAGCGGAAGAAGGTTGTAATGATGATTTGGTAATGTGCCTTGTAATTTTTGCCTGGTTAGTCGCTCAGGAATATTTCAAAGAAATGACTAATAATGATATTCGTAAAAGAATATATGAAGAGCAAAAGAATCAAATAGACCAAGATATGTCTCCGTTTGGATTTATTTCAGATGGATTGGAAGATATGGAAGTATTTGTAGAACAAGAAACTGGAGACAGATGGATGTTTGCCACTTCAGAAAATGGGATACAAACCCAAGAAATTTGGAATGTAGATGAATATGGGGATCGATCATATAACTGGGATTACAGATAAGTATATTGAAGACGAGGAAATTATAAATACTTTTAGAATAATTCGGGATAATACGGAGAATAAAGATGCCGCTAAATTTAGCATCTCCTGGAATCGTAGTAAGGGAAGTTGATCTAACCTCTGGTAGAGTCCAACCAGCTTCCAATAAGATTGGGGCAATTGTTGCACCTTTCGCAAAGGGACCTGTAGATTCGCCAACCTTAGTAGAGAATGAAAATGATCTGCTGAATAATTTTGGCGAACCATACTCCACAGATAAGCACTATGAAAGTTGGATGGTTGCTTCATCCTACCTTTCGTATGGCGGTTCACTGCGGGTTGTAAGAGCAGATGATGCTGACATCAAAAATGCCTTTGTAGGGACTGCAAGTAGCGTTAAAATTAAAAGTTTAGATCATTATGAGGAATTGGGATATGATGAAAATACTATTACTGGAGTTACTGTAGCAGCAAGAAATCCTGGTTCTTGGGCAAACGGAATTAAAGTAGCAATTATTGACTCCAAGGCAGACCAAATTTTAAGCGGTATTGTAACTACGCTTGCCAGAGTTGGTTACGGTGTAACTCAATCTCTTACGGGAAAATCAGATACTTCTTCAGGAAGTGCAGTATCATTAACTGGTTCTTATCTAAAAGGAATCATTACCGAGATTGGTACAGGTTCAGTTGCGGTTAAGATTCTAAGTCGCGTATCATCTGGAAATACAGAAACTATTGTTGATTAT